GGATAATCCTCGCACGTTTAGGGTTATACCTTTAGTACATATTATGTGGACCAAGAAGCTATTTGGTAACCTCATTAAGTATTATAAGGATAATATACATACCACAGGAATTTGTGTCGGTTTTAATCCCTATAAAGATTTTGATATCCTTGCGAGGAAACTTAAGAAGGCTAAAGTATTGTGTGATGCTGACTTTAAGAAATGGGATGGAACACTTAATGCTAGGATTATGAAAATTATAGCCCAAGTGTTTGCCGCGCGTTATAGGGGATGCAACCGTAAAGTGTTGCAATCTATTATGTCAACTATAATAAATAGCACTGTATTGGTGAATGACGCTGTATACAGAACTACGCACGGTTTACCTTCTGGTACGTGGTTGACGTTACTCCTTAATTGTTTGTATAACAAAGCACTTACGGCGTTAACTATATACCGCAACGGTGGGAGCCCAATGGATGATAGTAATATTATTGATTACGTAACAGGGGACGATAAAATATGTGGTTCTGATAGAAACTATGGTCATATATTTAATGCTTTGACTATTAAAAATGTAGCTGAATCTTTGGGTATGACGTGTACCAATGGGGATAAAACCCCCATTGTTAGTGCTAGTACTAGTTTTGATAAACTAAATTATTTAAAGAGATCGTTTGTTTATAATTCAACACTTAAAAGATGGATGGGAGCCTTATCTATTGATACCATTGTTAATACGTTACAATGGTACGATCGGACTAAGGATTTCGACATTGTTATGGAAGGTAAGTGTCGGTCTATGCAAATTGAATTATGGTTACACCCCCCTTTTATTTATAATAGCATAATGTCTATAATATCTAATAAATTTCCTCACATTTCCTTGTTTGAAGAGGATGAAATAATCCGAATCCTTAATTCTGACAATGGATATAGGGAGGTGTGTGAAATGTCTGGTAAGGACATTTCGTGGTTGTAGAGACCACAGTTTTTTCCACTATTCTTAGCGTTATAACGTTGCAGGTAAAGCGATGGCGACATGAAAGTGGAGTTTTACATAAACTTTTATTTTACCTATACGAACATTTGTTGAGGTTCGTTGTAATATTTCAACAGCACAATATAATAATAATGTAAATAATGCAAATAACAGAGACGCCATGTCTTTAACTGGCATTACTGAATATGAGGATAAATTTTTATCCACAGTTCGAACCAAAACTATAGTAGACAGTGAGGATATTTATGATCTATCGCCTGACGTTACTTGTGTCCCGCAGGAGATGGAGATGGAGTTTTCACGTTTAATTAATAAACCATTTTTTATTTCTAATGTTAATTTTACTACCACAAATGTGGTAGGTGACGACATTATTTCTTTACCCATACCCACAGGTATTTTGGACAATTATTTAGCTAATGTACCTTTTAAGTCATCG